TAGATAATGTTTATAAATAGTTATTTTCCAACTGTAGTATGGACTGAAGAAAAACCAGAGTTTGTTAAATCGTTAAATAAAGCTAGTAACAAATATATTACCGATGCTCGTAAAAGAGAAAAGGCATATATAAAAGAACACGGTGATTTTGGAAGATCATATCACTCAACAGCACTTACAGTTGATAATGATTTTTTAGATTTTAGAAATTACGTTGGTCAAAAATCTTGGGAGTATCTAGATCATCAGGGTTATGATATGTCTAAATACACAACTATGTTTAGTGAGCTATGGGTACAAGAGTTTGCTAAAAAAGGTGGTGGTCATCACTCCGCACATATACATTGGAATCAACACGTATCCGGTTTTTATTTTTTAAAATGTAGTGATAAAACTTCTTTCCCTGTATTTCATGAACCAAAGACCGGTGCAAGAACAACTAAACTACATATGAGACCAAACTTAAAAGGTGTATGGCCAGGTCACGAACAATTTCACTTAAAACCTAAACCAGGCACATTAATTATTTTTCCAGGATATCTAGAACATGAATACACAGTTGATCATGGTTTAGAACCATTTAGATTTATACACTGGAACATACAGGCTATACCAAAGGAGATGGCTAAAGATGTTTAAAAAAAATAAATACACAATAATTAGAAAAGCTATATCAAAAGATTTAGCTTCTTTTATTGCAAACTATTTTTTAATGCAAAAGCAAGTTTATGACACCTGTGAAGCTGCAAAATACTTTTCACCTTTTGAAACTATTATTGGATATTATGAAAGTGAAAATGAACAGATACCAAACACATATTCTCAATATGCAAATATGGCTATGGAAACATTACTATTAAAATGTTTACCAGATATGGAAAAAGCAACAGGGTTAAAACTATATCCTGCGTACACTTATGCTAGAATATATAAAAAAGGTGATGTTCTTAAAAGACACAAAGATAGATTTAGTTGTGAAATATCTACGACTATGAATCTTGGTGGCGATGATTGGCCGATATATCTAGAGCCATCTGGTGAAGTAGGTAAGAAAGGTGTCAAAGTAGATTTAAAACCAGGAGATATGTTAGTTTATTCTGGCTGTGAGTTAGAGCATTGGAGAGAGAAATTCAAAGGCAAAGAATGCATACAGGTTTTTCTACATTATAATAATCGTAAGACACCGGGAGCTAGAGATAACATGTTCGACAAACGTCCACATTTAGGTCTTCCTTCTTGGTTCAAACGATGATATAATTCTTAGATGGGGGCAGTACACCACCACATACCTACTGCCCCCTTTTAAGGAATTTTATGAGTTTAGGATTTGACGCAATATCAGCATTACCATTTGCTACATCGGGACCAGACGGTGATGTAGCTGTAGTCGTAACGGGTAATAGTCTATCTATTACGATCGGTAGTGTGGGTGTTATTGCGGATGCGGTTACAGAAAATCTAACAGCAAATCCAGTTACATTAGGAACAGGAACATTAACAATAACTGCTGACGCCAATCATACGGTTACAGGAAATGCCGTATCTTTGGGATTAGGTGCATTTACTATCAATATAGATACCAATGTAACACCTTCTGGAAACTCATTGACCTTGGCCACAGGAAATGTTACAATTAGCGCTGACGCGAATGTAAGTCCTACAGGTTCAGGTCTAACACTAGATACAGTAGAACCAGGGGTTATTACGTGGACTGATATAATACCAGGAGCAACAATGGTTTGGACACCAATAAAACCGTACTAATATGGCATCAACATTTTCAACAGATTTATCATTAGAACTTGTAACTACAGGTGAGAAAGCCGGTCTATGGGGAGCAATCACAAATACTAATTTACAATTATTACAAACAGCAGCATCAGGTTATGTAGAAGTAGCTTTAAGCACAGGTACAACTACATTAAGTTTAGCTGATGGAGATGCAACAGCAAATGGTAAACATCTTTATATTAAACTTACAGGAACTTTATCTGGTAATGCTAGTTTAGCAATGCCGGCATCAACAACCGGTGGTAATGCAAACAGAGTATTTTTTGTAGAAGACGGAACTACAAGAGGTTTAGCTTCAGATAGTTTTACAGTAACTTTACTTACAACAGGTCAGAGTGCATCCACACAGGTGCCTCTTCCAGAAGGTGCAACCGCTTTAGTTTATTCAAGAGGTAGTGTGCCAGCAACAACATTAGGTATGTTACAAAAAGGATTTACAGAAGTAACAGCAGCTAGCAAAACAACATATACAGCTGTGGCTGGAGATCAGATTGGTGTTGACACTGCTGCTAATATCGTAACAATTACATTGCCAGCTTCACCAGCACAAGGTGATGAGGTAACGATTATGGACGTATCTGCATCTAATGGCTTTGGAACCAACAAATGCGTGGTTGCAAGAAATGGGTCTAATATTCGAGGTGCTGCATCTGATTTAGATTTAGATTCAAACAATGAATGTGTCACATTAATCTTTACAACTGCTACAAAAGGCTGGCAAATAAAGTCAAGTAATTACATAATATAGGAGCTAAACAGATGGCTCTTACTCAAATCAAATTCGCACCAGGAGTTGATAAACAGGACACTAGCGTTGGCGCTATCGGTCGTTGGATTGACTCTGACAATGTTAGATGGAGATATGGATTACCAGAAAAGGTCGGTGGTTGGCAATCCTTATTATCTGATTCTATTGTTGGTGTGGTCAGAAA